TTATTCCGGCGCTACGAGGCGCTGAAGACGTACGTGGGCAGCCGCTCGATCCGGGCGACGAGATGCTTAAGGCGGCGGGTATCACGATTACAACGCTGGAACCGCTGTCCCGTATCGGGGCACGAGCAGTGGCACACCGGGCTCGCGTCCGTGACGCAACCATGATTTTTACTTCAGCCCTCCGGACGCTCAATACGCCGGATGAAGAGGACATTCTGGATGCGTACCGCCGGGCCGAAGAATCCCGGTTTAAGGTGTGGCAGGATACGTATGATATCGTAACGATCGCCCGCAAAGCCGGGAAATCGGACCGAGACATCCGGGAGATGTTGCGAATGGGGGTTGGTCGGACGACTGATCCCGCAGGAATCAGCGCCAATGAAGTCGGCGAATTAATGGCGGGGCGCTATGTGCCTTACGATTTCCGGGCCAACGAACGATACCAGTTTGCATACCGCCATTACCGTGACAAAGTACCGCAAGGTAAAATGCTGGATTTTGCTGCGGAAATGCGGCGGCGACGGCTTGACCAGTCAACCAACCCGTGATATAATAGAGAATGTAGGTAGTTTGGGCAAACTATGGATAAATCGCGGGATAACATCAATAAGGATTTGGATCTACCGGGCAATCTGGAAGATGCGGAACGCTTTCAGCGGCTATTTGTCACACCGATGATTGAAGCGGTACGGACTGAAGTAAAAAATCAGCTGGCCCCGGTGGTCGAGGGACATCGTAAGCTGTTTGCTGAGCAAGAAAGGATTCGGGACCGGCTAAACACGGTCGAACGGATGCAAAAGAAGGCGTTGGTCGGCTACGGAGTATTCGCATCCGGTCTGGCTGTCATCGTAGCGGCAGTGTGGGACTGGATTAAATCGTTGATTCTTGGCAACCGTTTATGAGGTGGTATATGCGATACTGGGTATTGGTCGGGGTGTTGCTGGCTGTTACCGGCTGTAGTGTTACGAAAAAAGACATCGCGGACCTGTCTCATCGACACGATGCGGCGCTTAATTCGGCAATCGATCGTCTGAGCCGGGCCGATCAGCATTTACAAAAGGACCCACCGGATGTCGGTGCCGCCCGTGGCGAAATCGGTGGCGCCAAGACCGACATTCGTGCCGCGCAGGATGTCGCCAAAGAGATCACCAACGCGGCTAACGTGATCGCGGACGAGCGGGACCAGATTAAGGCTGCGTTCTTTAGCCCCCGTCAGAAGGCGATCGCTATTTCCGCCGGAGCAACCCTAGCCTTGTTGGGCGTCATCATCGTCCTGCTCCGTTTCGGGAAGACCGGCGGGGCAATCGCCGCCATCCCCCTCATCGGCGCTCTGCTGGTCCGTATCGGGGTTGTTAAGAACCCGAAGTCCGTTAACTAACGGGATCGGGACCTTCTCGGTCGGTAACCAGAGCGGGATGTCATGGGACATTGGCACGGGCTTGAACCGGGCCCATGCTAACGACCGTGCGCCGGGCTGCGTATTGGGGTATCCAGCCCTCTGTGCTGCAACAGATAAATCGTACTCCCGCTTGGCTTCCGCCAGTGCACTACCGCCCATTACACCCCACTGCCCCCCATTCTCCCATACCACAACCGCGTACCCGCCCCGACGATGCACGTCTACCAATGCGGCGAGCTGGTGGTATTTAATCCCACCCCCCTTCCCGCCGGGAGCAATGATCGGCAGACTCGTTTGTGGTTTACCGGTCTCCTTGATTTCAGCCGCAATATAGCGACCGCTGCCATGGAAAAAGCCGGCTACATCGTACGGCGCTTTAGCGACCTGCACCCACATCAGCCGCCCTTTAATCGACGTTGCCGGGCGCATCTTTGGGAACAGTACCATTAGCGTAGCCGTATTGCTACTCTCGTACTCCATAAAGCTACGTTCGATCGCTTTTTCTGATGGGGTCATTGTCACTTCCTGTTATTCCAGTCCCGCATCCCGGTCCGCGTCTTTCTGTGCCGCCTCCAGTTCTAACTGGAGCATCGCGAGCGCCCGCCATGCGACTTTCGCCGTGTGCCGTTGCCCGTCACTGTCAATCTTGCCCGCCTCCAGTAGATGGCGTAACAGACAATCCGGGTGATCGTCACTCTTCTCACGCGCCCAGTGCAACGGCTCGCCCGGATTGTGTTGCTGATTGGCCGCATAACTGAGATGGGAGATCTCGGCCAGCGCGTCCGGGAAATACCGTAATAGTCCAGTGTAGAGGGGGTACTCTTTACGTTTATGCTTGTTTTGCGTCATGGTTACGCTCCATAAATCGGGTTGTCGGGCGGTGGAACTGTACTTCGACCACACCAACCGGCCCTTGCCGCTGTTTTACCACGTGTAAATCACACTCCCGTACTTCGTCAAACTGGTCCTCGACGTTGGGGTAGTGGAACATGATAATTGTATCACCAACCTGCTCGATTTGCCCCGAATCCCGTAGATCAGACATCCGGGGCTTTTTGTCATCGCGCATATGGACCGCCCGGCTGACTTGGGACAAGGCAATGAACGGGATACCATGGTCACGGGCTGCCGCTTTCAGCAATCGGACGTTACGCCCCACGGCTTCCTGCCGGTTATCATTATGCCCTTCCATCAGCTGGATATAATCCAACAACACCAGCTGGATGCCCCGCGATACCCAGCCTTCCACGGTCGCATATACCTGCTCCCCGGTTAGGCCCGATCGGGTGTCCACGAATAGGGGCAGCTGTTGCAGGTATGCGGCGGCTTCATTGACCGCCGCCGTCTCTGCATCAGTCAGCGGTGCCATGTTTCGGCGGCGTAGCCGCTGTGCGGACACACCGGAATGGGCTGCGAGTTGACGCAGGGATAATGCGGCGGGAGACATCTCCAAACTAAAGATGCCCACCGCAACGCCGATGGCCGCCGCGTGTTCAGCGATCTGCATTCCCAATGCGGTTTTACCCTGCGAAGGACTACCGGCAATGATCGTCAGATCGCCACACGCCAGACCCACGATCAGTTCATCGAGTACCGACAGCCCGGTCGGCACAACGATCGGGGGGTCGGACGTAATCATATCAACTGCGACCGATCCCAACGGGACCGGGTCAGGTATTCGTTCTGCCATGGTGTAGCCCTACTTAGCGCCCCACAGAGTCCGTGTTTTCGGTCTCTCGTCCGATTTATTGTCGGACGTGTCATCGGTTTTATCGGGCTTAGTGGCCGGCCGAGTTGGCAGTTTAGTCGGATTTGGCGTTACTTTAGCAAGGGTTGGACTGGCAGCGTTACCGTCATCGTCTTCCAGTAACGGCAACGCCAATAGATTCACAATACTATATCGACTGGTATAGGTCGCTGCCGATCCATACCCCTGCGGGTCTGATTTGGGGAGCGGAACAATCGCAGTGTCCCCAATAGACACCCCGGTTGCCACATGGTGCAGTGTAGTCACCATGGCCAGTACATTACCCGTAATATGGGGCGGTGGCACGGTCAATGCTTGGGTCAGCACAAAGCCGTGTTTATGCAGTAGAGGGCGTAGGAACAACAGGATGCTGGTCCGGTCAGCGTACTGCGACTTAAAGTGAGGGTTCCGGGCATCCTTGGTGACGCCTTCCAGTTCCACCTGTAATGCCGCGAGGGCGGACAGGAACGCTAAATGACGCTCATGGTCGTTCGATGAATCAGACATAGTAATAGCTCCAGTATGAATGTGACCATACCATTGTACTGCGGGCTTGGCCATTGTGCCACTCAAAATGCGAGAATTATTTTTTATAATCGGTCGAATGCCCGGTTGACTCTGTAAAAAGTCCGTGTACAACACCCACACCAATCGACGACAGTCCGGGGTCGGGCGGTTAATTGGGTATCAACTACGGAGACCATATGCCCCGGTTTGTAACATCGTATTTAGAGGATTTGCCGCTACACTATCTTGCCCAAATCCGGGTAGATACCGACGGTACCACATTATGCATGTATCACGACACACCCGGCGGGTTAGACGAAATCAGTTCGATCCTCGGTTCGGAATATATCCGAACGTTCGATCACTATGGTGCTACGGTCTGTGATTACCGAACATATCCGGTGTCCGCCACCGGCGGCCTGACCGCGTCATGGGGCGCGGCGATCGCAGAGCTGAATCGGGTTAAGGCCGAACTAACGGCACGCGAGACGGCTACGGTTTATGAAGCACGGGTGCGTGCCTACGCAAAACTACAGACACTCGCGTCGGACTGAGAAAGGAGCTTGTATGGCTAACATTGTAGCGTCTGAAGAGTATGACCTTGGTAACGGGGTTCGAGCCAGTCTTGACTGTCTCGAAAGGGGTATCGTATTGCTCTGTGTTTGGCGGGATGACGGCGGGGTGTTAGACCCCCGTTTACAGAAGCTGGCCGCATGGGACTACCATAACCGCAATAAAGACGGGTGTACACAGCTGGCCAGCGTGTTGCGTGGTCCAGAGGCGTATGCCGGGCTACGGGCGGCGTTGGAGCGGGTACAAGAGTTTGTCAATACACCGCCGCACACAAGCGACCGTCCATAGCCTATTCCGCCGGCGTGTCTGGTACCAGTTTTTTCTCGTTCGCCGGGCGGCGTTGGTACCGCTCCACCTCTTCCGTATAAACCGCCCCCGCCTGAATCAGCTTGTTCAGCAGGTCCTCACGGGCCTGCTGTTTCTTATTACGCGGGGCATATTTTGCCGCCAGATCGAGAATATCTTCCAGCTTGTATTCGGTAATCTGTGCTAGAACACTGGTATCAAAACGACGGCTAAGTACGCGATAGGCAGTGGCGCCATCCACCCGGCGCCGATATGTACGCACCCGTTCATACACCATACCGTTACCAATGTCCAATCGCTGAACCTTCTTGTGAGCCCCGGCCATCGCCAGTTTGAGGCTTAGCTCGACCCGCTCCAGCCCGCGACGAACAACGTACAAGCGATCCAGCAAGGCGCCGCGTTCTTCAGGCTCCATCGACACCCACGACAGTTTACCTTTTTGTGCCTCATCAGTGGCCAGAAAGTCGAGGGCATATTGTAAATCCGCTTTATGCGTCGGGCAGGAGGCGTTTAGCTCACACACCCCGCACTTTCGCCCTACTACATACTGCGGATCGATCACTTTACCGTGGATCTTGGCCCGCCACACCTTCAGATCGTCCGCTGACACCGTATAGTTCTGGATCGTATTGTCCTCAAGGTAAGCCACCGCGATGTGTACCGCGTAGACATCCGGGCGTCCGGCATGGTCCCACAGCAGGTACGCATACCCGACCGCTTGGTCATAGTGTACCTCATGGCTACGACCGGTCTTGTAGTCCAAAATGTACGACTCGTTAGTACCGATCTGGCATACGTCAATGTGGCCGGTGAGACGGATCGTAAGCGCCGGTGTTTCGATCAGGGTGGCGTGGAGTTCCAGCTCGCATTGTGGTCGGGTAATCACCGTTCGGGCATTATCCCATACTGCGACGAAGTTGTTAACCAGAGTACGGATACGGTCGGCTTCGTGCGGGTATTGGGCAATTACCAGCTCAGCGTTGAGCTCGCCGGTCTCTACCGCCTTCTGGCACACCGCATGGACTGCGGTACCCACGTCGGCGGCTTCAGTTTCCCGGCGAATCCGGGGCCACTCCTCTGGATTGAGTACTGATGGGGCGCAGGTCGTCAGCATTGGCAGCGACGAACACCGCAGGATAATGGTCCGTTTTTTATCTAAATTCCCCACTGTACCCATACTCTCTATCCTCGCTAAACTACCTATTTTACCTAAATTATCAGGGCATACTTTAGGTCACTAAAGTACGGCCGATCTTACCCTCGGCATCGAGCGGGAGTGCAGTTCCCGCCCATTCCGGGGGAGTACGCAGGCTTTGGATCAACTGGGCCAGCACGTTATCGGCGTCCGATTCTTTGGCCAACACCACGATACTATCGTGTACGTGTAGCGCGACCGGAACCTGCATATCCAACTCGGCCCGAATAATGGACTCCACTAATATATCACGACTCACTGCCTGCGTCACGTTTTCGAGCAACAGCCCGCCGTAAACCTTGTTATGCTGCCCGTACATCCACTCCTGACGGCGGTATTTGCCGTGCTCAGCGCTGGTCCGGTATAGGTCTCGGTAATACAATGCCCGTCCGGATGGTAACCGGACCTGCACCGCCGGACGGCGGCTACCAATCGGAGCGGCTCGCTCGAACGTAAGCGGACCGACGCGGCGCCGAACCCCGATCGCGGCGTAGTGAAATGCGTCGGCTAGCTCTTGCCACATCGATACGATGCCCCGGTTCGTACTCCGGTACTTTTCCACAATAGATTGCACAAACTCGTTGGTCAAATCGCCGGATGTGAACAGGGCTGCCATGTCCGGGTTCGCCTTTAGCCGGGCGACGAATTTTCGCCACCCCATGCCATAGCCCAACCCTAGCACCGCCTCTTTCCCGATATGGCGATACATCCTCATCCCAGCCGCCCGCTGACGAATGGCCGGGTCGGCACTTGTCTCTTCCTCTTTGGTCGGCTTGCGGACCTCTTCATTGATCCATTCACTGATCGACTCTGAATATACGTCTGCGCGTCGGGCAAAACGGGATAACAAACTGTGTTGCCCGGACAGCCATGCGGACACACGGGCCTCGATCTGTGCCGCGTCGGCCCCGACGAACACATAGCCGGGCGGGGCCTCAAACGCCTCACGAATGGCCGCAGCGATCGCTTTTTGCCCCGGATCAGACGTGCGATCGGGGCTCGTCAGGTTCTGAAAATTAAACCCCCCGCCACCGCTGAACCGCCCGGTCCGTGCCCCATAATACACCAGATGCACCGGCATACGCCCAATCCCCGATGCCACACGACGCATCTTGGCTAGCCGGGCTCTACTGGTGTCGGAGCTACGCTCCACCAACCGGGCATTCACTAATGCTGCGACCGGCTCGTGCTGCGAATAGGCAAGACGAACGAAACCCTCGTCTTGCTTCGACAAAGCCGGCACGGTCACCGTGTCATCCAGTGTGTCCGGCACCAGATGCGCCGTCTCTAGTACTCGCTCCGACCATCGCTGCCATTTGGCAGTCGCCCGGCGGCCCAATGCCACGACCGATGGGGGCACCGGCCCGCTGGCTTCGGCAATCCGGGCCCGCTGTTTGGCCCATTTCGCCCTCTCCGCAGCGGTAGTTGCCCGCACCTTGGTCGGCATAGGCTCTCCGCACTTTTGGAGTACGGATGTCAGCAGCGTTTCAAATTGTTTATTAGACGCCAGTGTATCTTCGATGTTCTCTAACCCTGCAATGGCCCGGTGCAAGCGGTCCAAAGCGGCCCTACGACGGCTCTCGATCAGGCTCTCGGCACGGGCCACTGTATCGAAATTACAGATCATGGGCCGGGTAGCATACAGCTTGATCGTATGGTCAATCAACCATAGCTCCACATCCGGGTTAGTGATATGGGGCATGAGACGGTCGAATACCTGACGACACAACTCCAGATCGCGGACCAGATAGGACTCAAGGGATGCCCGTTCTGCCGCGTCCGGGTCGCGTACTCCGTCCATGAAATCCAACCGACCCTTGGGGTCGAGACCAAGGCGAATTGCCAGAGCCGATAACGCGTTGCTTCCCCCGCCCTCGGCCTTAGTCCCTAGCACATGATTGGCCATAAGCAATGTGTCCAACACCCGTGCGGGTACGAAGTCGTAGTGCCATGCCAGTACCGCAGCATCGAAGTAGGCGTTATGCATGACCAAACAGTACGGCTCCGGGTTCGCCCCCAATTGGTCCAACCAGTTCCGTACTGCAGAATCGCCCCAGTACACGGTACGACTAGACCCGTCATCCACACCCAAACAATGGACGCGAAATGACTGATGCCCGATGTATTCCGGCACTGATAGGTATTTGAGGCTGTACTTCGTACGGGTGTTGAAGTAAGTCTCAAAGTCGATCACGTAATACCGCATCTTAACTCCTCCGTGGACGGCGGAATGCGACAGTCAACACGACGAGAAACCCGTTCGGAGACGCCTGAGGGTCGTCGCGATACGTCCACCGAAAATCCAGTGTCACGTCATTGCCGGGGGTCAGCGATAGTCCGGCAAGCAAACGACGCTGGATATGGGCCCGTACACGATCCACGGTTTCGGGGGTCGCCATGGTACTCAGCTCGATCCGATGTCGCCCGACGGCCCGGATGTTCATAAATATCGCCGCATAGTGGTCCAAGAATACCTCCGGTCTTTCGGCGAAATACGGCAACGGCGGGTTGGGAAGGGTAGGCCCCGATCCTGTGCCCATTGCCGCCGGGCTGACCAGTCACAGATGGCTTCGATCTCCGCGTCGATACGAGTTTCATTCGGCGGGGCAACGGGCAACGGTTCGTCGCCCCGAATCCAATACGCCTGCCACCGGGGCTTACCCCGCCACCTGTCCCGGTATATGGCGTAATCGTACCCATCGTCGTCAAACGCTGTATCGGCTGGATCAACTTCTTCGGTCATACGTACTGTCCCTACATGCCGCCCATACTATCGTAGCAAGTATGGCCAGCAGAATAAAGCATATTTCCATGGATACCTCGCAGAAGCCCCGCCGCCGGAGCACGCACTGCGACGGCGGGGCCGGGGAGATGTCTATAAGGCTGCGGCGAGCTCGAACGCCCGCTGTTTCAGTTTGTCACCATCGCCGCTGATGATACTGCGGAAACGTGATTCTGCGGAGCGGGCCCGGCTCTCATGGTCCACATACTGCGACACTGCGTTATACGCGGCCCATGCGGTCCGGGCAATACCGGGCAGCTGTTGATTGGGATGTTCGAAATAGTTGTACTCGATACGACGTTGTATCCGCCGCCAGTATTCGTACGACGGGCCGCTGTCGGCGGGAAGCGGCACGAGACGGCGGATGTACTCAAGGACGGTATGATCGTTGAGCTTCCGTTGTGCTAACCGGAAGCTCTGCTCTATGTTCCGTTCGGCACTCTGAAACGCCTTTTGGAGCACTTTTAGCACCACGTCCAGCCGGTTTCGTACTGCTCGATCATGACGGAGCGTGATCATATTGTCCGTGTCACGCAGGGCAACCCGTAGTGTGTTAGCACACACTACGCGGACATTGGTTGGGGTGATACGGATAGCCTGTCGTCCGTCATGTCCGGCAGTGAACAGGATGTAGGGCTGGATCACGTCCCGGTCCGTGACCCGGTAGGCCGTATGGGTACGGGCCAGTACCCATACCTGTCGTCCACCCCGCAGGGCCCCGGCGGATTCGTACTTGACGATACCGTCCATATTCAGCTGATCAAGGAAGCTAAACGCTTCGGTGTTTTGGACCGGTTCGTACCGGTCCGTCACAACGCCAAGTACCGCTTTGGTGTCGTTACGGACGATTGCCCGGAAGTCAGGGGCGGGGGCAGTTGCCCCGTCCCCCACTACCGCCTGTACCGGAACCTTTTTAACGGTCCAGTCCAGCCCGGCCAGCCGCAGGGCGTCCGCTGATGATGGGGCGTTTATGACCAGCTGCCCCAATCCGTGCCACGCCGGGCTAGCGTGTTGTCCGTCCCCGGCATAGAATGCTTCAACAAACCCGTCAGACCGAATAGATAATTCGTGTGCCATGTTCTACCTACCTAACGTATCGACTATTTGGAACCCGGAGCGGCTGAACCGATCAACCGGCCGGTTTCCACTTGTTTCTGGTATTTTACACTGTCGTTTCGCCCTGTCAAGTGAGATATTGTTTTTTTTTTCGCTTTTTTGATCGGGCAGATGCACCGACGATGGGCAGCTACTCTTCCATCACCGATCCGGACGATTCCGATCGGTGTAATGGTTGCTGCTCACGGCCCAAACAAACCATACTGCAGCGATGATAAGCACAACCCATAGCATCACGACAACCCGTGTATCCGCCGCCAATAGACCCATGTGACGGCCTGTACTACGCTAGGTATCTCACCAATCACGCTCGCTGCCTGAAAGTAGGCAGCAGCGTATTGGGCGTATTGGCGGGGGGTCATGCTCCGGCTTTTAACGGGCAAACGCACACCATCGGCGATGCAGCGAGCGTGTCCGTCAACGACTACTGTATCACTGCATTCCGGGTGACGGATGCAACGGTAAAACGCGCATACTTTGTCGCCGGCGAGTACATTCAGTACGGGCTCGCCGTCAAGTATCCGTACTGCTTTAACGACATTGATGGGATAGGCGGATAGCCCAACCCGTTCACCCGCAATCACCCGTTGGGCTACGTCTATGTTGCGTGTCCACGGTAGGTTTGGTGATAGTACGGCGACTACACCGCAGGCTACGTCTGGATCAGGATGTAACTGTATCGCTGCCTGATGGGCTTGCCAGTACCATTGCCGTCCATGCTCTATGTCGGATATATCCGCCTTAGCATAGGCGGTTACTATGTTTTTATGTCTTACCATAAGCCTAACATCCACAGTTACGCGGATGCTAGGCGAATCAATTAGACTGTAGCCGCAGTAGTTACCCGCCGATTCAAAAAATCGACAATATCTACCTACCTTTCGTTGTCTGGCTGGTTGACCAGAATATACACTCACCACACCAAAAGTCAAATACTCGATTAGGTACCGGCGATGAACTCTGCGGTTACTGGTACCCGCGTGACTAGTACGCAGTCCTGACCAGCAACCCGACAGATAGCCCGTACCACACGCCGTACACGGTCATATGGTGTGTCGGAGACTGCAACCACCATCAGTGACGGTTCGGCCCCGCCTCGATAGTACCCCGTAGTGCGAGCTATCGCAAGACCACCGAACAGCCTATCGAGAGCACGGATTATCCGTGCTTCGGTCATCTTCGGTACTACTGCACCAGTAGTACCGACACACAATCCAATATATATCGTGTATTGCGTCATATGCGGGATTATGCCACAGTTTTTTAGCCCGTCAAGAAAAAAAAAAAAAAGAAGAAGAAAAGAAGAAAAAGAGTAGCCCGCATAATATAGGCCGCGCCGATTGTGGCTATTTCCTACTATTTTGGTAGGGTTTGTGGGGTTAATTCCTACTAAATTACTAGGAAATTCGTGTATTCTACAGCACCCCATTTTTACCCCCCAACTAGGTCCTATAATATTTCTTATGTTTAGTTGCGTGTTATTCCGCCAACGTACGCACCTAACATCGCCCTAACCCCCCGGTATAACCCATCCAAACCGAAATCCGACCTAGGAATCCTATCTATCCGCTCCCCAGTAATCGATTTCCCCACCCCACCCATTTTACCCATTTTAACTCCCCCTATCGCTCAACTAACAGTTATTGCGCCGTTCTCCTTACTATGACCTATAGGCGCCCTCTATGGCCCGGTATTCTATGCATAGATAACGCCTATAGGCCGCGTTGTTGTATACTAAAGATCCTTTATACTGAAATAGATGGCACGTATAAGGCTCAGGAACCCTCCGTTTAGCCTCACAGAGGCGCTCCTACAATGCAGGATGGGTATTAGGTCGTTGAACCTTAACCGACGCCTCTAATAGCCCCTGATCGCGATGTTTCACTCACCACTGAAACAGCCGGTTATAGGACGTTGTTTTTTGTATTATCACGGGTTGTAGGTCAGCTCTGACACCGAACCAATCGTTTCTGGCCACAGATGGTCACGTACGTGGTTTGGAAGGAGACGGTCTGGCACTAACCACAGACTCTGTTTCCCATAGAGGACGTTAGGACGATCCAGTGTAATACCGTCCGGATTGCACACAAACACAAAGATAAGGCGATCAGGATACTCTTTGCGTACCACATCGACCACCCATTCGACCGGGGATGGAACCCCTTGGGAATCATAGACGGCCCAAATATGGTTGAAGGTTTTCCCATGCCCGACAATCACCACAATATTCGGACCGTACTGTGCAACCACACCCTCAGTCCACAGTTTAGCCCCCCACAGGATTGATGGGTCTCGTACTAGAAAAGGTACTTCGACGGAAGCCGGGGCTGACGACGGCGGAGACGGAGAGAATGGAGGGCGTACAACTGGTGACCGGCACGAGCCGCACAAGACCAGTAGAACAGCGAGGATACGGAATGGTCGCCACATAAGTCACCGGAGTGTACGGTATAGGTGATACCAATGTCCGCGAAGTGCACGACGCTGAAAGCGAAACCCGTGACGGACTAAGTGCGACAGGGAGCGCCATTTTTCTCTATGCACATAGGTAGTAACACGGGTAACAGTGGTGTGGCGCCGTAACCAGCGCAGTCGGGTTTGGATCAGACGCGATTGTAGGCCTAAGCCACGGTATGCCGGCAATACCGCACAACTAGTAAACACCGCAACAGAACCTCGTAGCTCCAGCGACGCAATTGCCACCAGTGTCTCACCGTCGTATACCCCCCACCATTCGGTCTTATGACGCGGGAGGTGGGTCAGATAGTTGGCCCCGAACATCCTCGAAAACGCTTTGAATGGCGGGGATGTCATCAGATGTCGCACCGTCAGGCCGTTGCGTAGTGAGCGGCTCGTCGAACGTCGTGTAGACGGCGGGTGCTGGGAAGGCTGGGGCGGGGGCGGGTTCGACGGGGAACATTTCTGAGTCCCATTCGGGTAAGTTGTCGAGGCTGGCATCGTTATACCCTTTGTTAAGCCGGATTTGGCGAACCGACGTTGCCGGGATGTTGAACGTCCGGGCCATCGCGTACTCAGTTGCCCCCCGTGCCAGTGCGTCACGGACCAGTGCCGCCTGCCACGCATGCAGTGCTCGCGGGAATCGACCCCCGGATTTACCAGTCGGACCCAATGGAACTTCCTCGTACACCGTATGACGGCTTAACTGGTCGGCGTATAAATTACTCTCCCGCGAAACCCATTTCACAGACACACGAATAAAGGCGGGCAATAGGTCTTTAATCTCTCGTACGAGACGGCGCAAACGACGGTCTTTGACTTTGTACCGGCCAGTCAGTTGTCGGACCATCAACTGAGAATCAGAGCACACCTCTACTACGCGAATGCCCAGTCGAAACGCATGTCGGAGGGCATCGATCATTGACAGATATTCGGCCACGTTTACAGTGCCTTCCCCACACGCCCGACCTACACGAGCCAACAGCCGGCCATTAATGGTCCGAATGACATATCCGACTCGCATTGTCCCGTGTGCGGCCGAACAGGACGCATCGACGTGGATAACTGCATGGTTCATACCGACATTATACCATGACAGTAGGGGCAGTGTCAAACAGTTTTGGGTATCTCTTGAAGATTCTGATGTTATACTGAGCCATGCTACGAGGATGTATTAACCGGCGAAGCCGGTGTCGTTCTTATGCTTAAACACTACCGGGATTAGCCGAATCGGGGTGGGGAGGGGTTTGCGGAACTTGGGGGAGGGGCCTACCACGTGTATGAGTCACAGCCCTGTCACAATTACACCATTTCCATACATTGGAATAGGGGGCAGGGGTTTATTGACCCTATGCCCAACATGACACACTAGTTACACAGTGTCTAGCTATAAAAAGGCCCATAAACCCTATGCCCTAGCCAATCCCTCGCGTATCGCGTTCGACTAAGCCGGGAAATAGCAGTTTGGACGTGTAGCGAGGGATTGGCTTATTTATGTGACATAAAAGTTACCCATTTTAACTACACGTTAAAGTTTACCTATTTTAACATGGTTATAAAAAAATATTTCAAAAAAACACGATTATAATTGACTTTTTCATACTTTTTTTGGTATAGAGGTATATAGATACAGCTAAGTCATGACTAACCCTGTATCGATATGGCTATAGCATTGTGACATCGACAACCGCATACAAGCCCCCAACGCTTGTATGCGGTTGTCTGTACGATTGCATAGGACTGTGTAGTACTCAACTGCATGGGGTGTCATTGGTTAGAGTATACTGTACTACACAGGACTATGCAATCCAGAGGTATACAGAATGTCGCGTCGTCCGATGGATTGGGGGTCCATCGTTCGACGCGACATTCAATGGTTATATGGATCGCTAAGTCATGCCTAACTTGGCGGTTAGGCATGACTTAGCTGTATCCCGCATTTGGATGGAATAAGGGGAATATGCTCTATATGCCCTGCTTATATGGGGCATATGGATTGAACCATAGGTGTACAAGGGATACACATAGGTTACAGAAGTACAGGGCATGTAGAGCATATTCAACCTGTTATAAAAAGTATAGCTTAAGAGGGGGGATAGAGGGGTAAATAAGTATAAACTAAGAGTAGGGGAGAAAGGGGGGAGATTAACTCTTGTTTAAACAGTTGGTCCTCGAAAAAGAACAAAGAAACAGCTTGACATGGTGTGGGTGTCGGTGTAGATTATTGGTGGAGCTAGTACGGCCAACATAGCGTAGGTGCGTGAGGTTCCGTTAGCTCCGGGCAACTTGGACTCGGTACAGTCTGAAAATAGTCCCGTGGTGTTTACCGGCGTAACTGGTAGACGATTGGGCTACGCCGGAGTGGTAAGGAGTATCGCTCCGGCGTAGTTCAGATGGTATTCATCCAATGCCCCTAGTTTGCGTTTAAAGGCTATTAGAGGCGTTGCTGAAGTGTGGATGACTCAGAAGTCGTCCGGAGGTTAATCAGGCCCGCGCAGGGCCGTTTCTGGCCCCGCGCTGGGCGTTGTAATGGGGTGGTTATCCCCCGAAGTGGATAGGATGGCAAGTAATGGGAAAAAGGTGCGAAAAGTGCAACAGACCGACTCAGCATCGGTCCGAGAGGTATTGTCGGGTACACCGACAGGAGGTTCTTCGGTCAATGGCGTCGTCCGGCTATTTGGTACCGCTGCAGTACAAGACACTGGACGGGTACGTGGACCTGAGGACGGTACCGGAGAATACACCGGAGACGGAACTGTCCGTTCTGAACTCCAAAGGCTACTTAGGCTCCCGGTCGGAACGTCTGTAGACGCGGACATTACGCCGGAGATGACGGGTAACGAGGCACTGGCCCGTATCCTGTTACGCAAGGCGATCAACGACCGGTCGCAGGCTGCGATTGATGCGGTATTGGACCGGTTGGAAGGGAAGCCGGTTCGGGCTGCGGCGAATAAAACGACCAATGCCCATATTGACGAACAGTTGGATTTGCAGTTGGATGCATTGAACGGGTTGGTCCCGGAAAGCGATGGTGAGGGATGAGTTGTGCGTTTCGACCGTATACTTCGGGTCTGGTCGTGTTGGGTACGGCAACCGCTGACGGGGCTTTGACCCTCGTGAACGAGAACGGGGCCTCTGTATCGGTAGGGTCTACGCAGCGGGTTGTGTTGTACACTGTATCGGCCGACGGTCCTGCCCGTTTTGGTTACTCAACCAACTACCTTGTCGCGGTAAACGGGGCCGGATTGTCGTTGCCGTGGGGGCTTCCTCTGCCCCGTGGTCAAGCACCGACGGTCGATTTAGGTACTGGTGCGACGTTTGCTACCATTGTCGGAGAGATCATTGACTGATGCGGGCGAGCCGTTGTTGATGTCAGCCCCGGAGCAGTACGGGGATCGAATGATCTGCCCCCTTACCGGGGCGATCATTCCAAAACGGCTGGACCTGAATCTACAATGGCGAAAGCAGTTGGTGTCAGTCGCCGAGTCGTCGCGGATGAATCGACGCCGTATTCTGGCCGCGTGTGCCAAATCCCCGCTATTCTGGCTCAATGCCTTTGGCTGGACCTATCGACCCAAACGGGTCAATCCGGACGGTACTGAGATTGCCCTGACCGGTAATCTGACCCATGTACCGTTCATTACATGGAAAGTCCAAGACGAAGCGCTATTGACTCTACTCGACTGTATCGAACGTGGTAAGGACGTGCTCATCAACAAAAGCCGCGACATGGGGGCGTCGTGGCTGACGATTGCCCTGATCCAATGGTTTTGGCAGTTTCGCGGTAACACGTCATTTCTGGAGCTGTCTCGTAAGGAGTCGTTGGTTGACCGTCGCGGCTCAATGGACTCCTTGTTTGAGAAGCATCGATACTTGCTGCGATGGCAACCGAACTGGATGCAGCCGGCTAACGTACGGGACACGTACATGCATCTGGAGAACCGGGACAACGGGTCGGTAATCGACGGTGAATCGACCAACGAGAACGCGGGGCAGGCGAGCCGCTCTACGGCAATCCTATTGGACGAGTTTGCCCGTGTCCCCAACGGCGAGGCGATTGATCTGGCGACGGCGGACACGACCGCGTGTCGCATCTTTAACTCAACCCCCGGACCGCCCAATGCCCAGTTTACCAAGATCTATCGGGCCAAACGGGCAGTGATCATTGAGCTGCCGTGGTGGCGCCACCCGGAGAAAGGGAAGGATGCCCGCCAGATCGTTGACCCGGATACGGGCAAGGTCGTGTGGACATCGCCATGGCGGGAGCAACAAAAACAGCGTCGCTCGAAGCGGGACGTTGCCCAAAACATTGACATGGAGCATGGCCGTGTCGGCGATATGGTGTTTGGCGCCGAAGAAGTCGCCAAACACCGTGAGACTTTCGCCCGCCAGCCGGACCTAACTGGTACGCTGGTATTTAATGCGGATCAGTCAGATTCGGTCAAAAAAGCAATGCTGCGTAAGGCGCTGCGGGGGTCAGTGCCGGTATTGGATGTTGTCTATTTCTCTACTGAAGGGGCGACTCTGCCGTGGCGTTTGTGGTTCGACCTGATCGACGGTCGCCCCCCGCAGGACGATCGGTACGTGTTTGGGTGTGATATTAGCGGGGGCACTGGATCGAGTAACAGCGTGTGTTCGGTACGGAGCCAGAAGACCGGCCGTATTCTGGCCAAGTTTTGGGACGCATACACCCCGCCGGAGGCGTTTGCTGAAATTGTGGCCTTTGCGGCCGCGTGGTTTGGCGGGACTAAACCGCCGTACATCGTATTTGAGAAAAACGGGCCGGGTATGCAGTTCGGACGGAAACTGCTGTCTTTGGCCTATCCGGCGATGTACTATCAGAAAAACGACACCACTGACAACTCTCCAACTCGTCGGTGGGGGTGGCACTCATCACCGTCTCGTAAACTACTGTTGGTGGGCGAGTACCGGGAAGCACTAAAAACCGGGCACACTATTAACCACTGCCACGAGGCGCTGGATGAGGCGTTAGACTACGTATTCGATGTGTCGGGGCGTATCGTGCCGGGCCGGTCGTTACGGGAAGAGGGCGGTGCTAACGCGACGCACGGCGACCACGTGATCGCGGATGCTCTGACCGTATTGGGTGCAGCAGATCTGCCCTCGGTCATTAAAGAAGAGTCGCTGCGGGCCCCGTTTGGGTCATTTGCGGACCGACGGAAACGTGTGGTCCGTGCTCGTGACCGGGAGAAACAGGCGTGGGAGCGATAATTTTTATAAAAAAACATTAAATAGAGCTTGACGACTGATAAAACGAGGGGTAGAATAGATACAGTTTTACAAAGGAGGCATGTGGCCAAGTCGGTGAAATCGGCAAAGTCGGATGGGAAAACTTACGACAATGCCAATCGTGGTGTTTTGTTTGTGAACGATAAGGAAGGGAATGATGCCCGACCTGACTGGACCGGTCGAATTACAATTCGATCAGAGGATTTCGAGGTCAACGATGACGGGCTGGTGGAAGCCCGTTTGGCGGCGTGGTTTAAAGAGTCCAAGCAAGGGAATCAGTTCCTGTCGATTCGCGTTTCGCCGTACCCCAAGGATTGATTGTTGCGTCCTACCTTTCGTGGTCAGTGTACGGTGAGTAGCCGTACACTGGCTTTACTTTTTATGGAGTGGTTATGCAGTTAACGCCGTCTCGACTGAGTAAGCTGGTTGAGGCCAGCTTTGGGAAGTTGGAGTCGTATCGTCATAACCGCATCCGGTTTTTGTCGCAATATGTGGGCCGGTTCTATCGGAATACGTCGCGGGTCGATGAGGAGGCGTCGAAGGCGTCACCGCTGAATATGATGTATTCGGCAGTAACGACGCTAGTACCCAATCTGGTGTTTAATGACCCACGGGCTCGCGCATCGACTTCGGTACTAGCATATCGTGAGTACGCCGAAGTATTGAGTGATGCTTTAAGTGAGGCGTCCAAGCGCATGCGGTTTAAGGACGAACTGCGTATGGCGATTGTGGACGCCGTCTTTTTTGCTGGTTTTATTAAAACCGGACTGGCGGTTGGAAACAAGGTTGTGTGTATCGAGGGTGTGGACGTAAACGTCGGGGAGCCGTACGCTGAACGGGTCGATCCGGACGACATGATTCTGGACCCGATGGCCCGACAATGGGATGAACAGGCGTTTATTGGGCATCGGTATCGTGCTGACGTGGACCGTTTGTTGGAAGTTGGGTACGGTGATCCGGACCTATTGAATTCGTTGGCGGAACATGTTGGTTCGATCGGAAAGACGGATCGGGCGTCTGATTTGAGCCGATCGTCGAAGATTGGGTCCGACGAACCCCGTCGTTACGTTGATCTGGTTGAGATCTGGTTGCCGCATGAGCAGCGCATCGTAACGATGCCCTATGCCAAAAACATGACGTTTGACCGATTCATCCGTGACATTGAGTACGACGGCCCGGAAACCGGGCCCTACCATATGTTAGGGTTTGCGTCGGTGCCTGACAACTTGATTCCACTGGCCCCGGCCGGCATTTGGTATGACCTGCATTTGTTGGGCAATCGGATTGCCCGTAAGCTGGCCCGTCAGGCGGAGCGAAATAAACGGGTGCTGGCTTATGAGGACGATGCGGAAGAGGACGTTGAGCAGATCGCTGATGCCAGTGACGGTGAAACCGTTCGGGTCTCGGATTTGAACAAGATCAAGGAAGTGGAATATGGCGGGGCGTCAGAGCAGTCGTACGCATGGATGGAATGGGTCAAGCGTAACTTCTCAGAACAGGCCGGTTCGCTGGACCTGTTGAGCGGTTCAGGAACGTCGGCCCCGACGGCGACGCAGGCCCAGCTGTTACAAGCAAATACGAGCGTTCGTATCAGTGACATGCAGAACGCGGTGTATGCGTTCGCGGCAGAGGTCTTACACGATGTGGGCTTCTATCTCCACACCGACCCTTTGATCGAGCTGCCCTTGATTCGTCGGGTTCAGGGAGTGGAGCGGCAGGAGATTTATTCGCCGGAGATGCGTAAAGGGGAATGGTTTGACTATAATATCTCGATCGAGCCGTTCTCGATGGCGCGTCCTGACCCCAATACTAGTTTGCGCCGTAAGCTGGAGTTTGCGACCAACGTGATCCCGGCGGCCGCGCAGGCGGCGCAGATGTTAGGGCCGGGGTTCAATGTAGCCGCGTATTTGACGCGTATTGCTCGTGAGGTTGGAATTGATGACGCGGACGAATGGTTGAATCTGCCGGAGATGCGGCGGTGGCTACAGATCAAGCTGGAGCTGTCGGCACGGACCGGGGATTCTGGTAAGGCGCTCCCAACGATGCCCCTTATTCCAGCCGATGTGCAGTTCAATCCGAACCAGCCTAATCCGTCAGCATACGGTCCGACCGGAGGTATTTCGCCCCCGACGGAACAGGCACAGGCGGAACAGGAGGCCGCGAACGATGTACAAAGCGTGCGGACGTTAGCCATGCTGAATCCGTGAGGTTGATATGCCCTTATACGACTTTGTGTGCGATTGTGGACATGCAGTTGAAGTGTACCGCCGGGTTTCCCGATGCAGTGACCCGGTGATGTGCGAAAAGTGTGGGCGGGAGATGTATAGGGACTACGGGGCACGTAGCTGTATCCCGTCGGGGAAGAAGGGGGCATATTTGTCTGAGGCGTTGGGGGTCCATCCATCACAGATCGACGAGGCCCGCCGCCGGTTTCCACATCACGAGTTTGCCCCGGACGGGCGCATGGTGATTAAATCGGTTGCGCACCGTAAAAAAGTGTTGAAAGAATTGGGGTATGCGGATTACGGATGATTTTATAGATTTTCTATCTTGACTATCTTGACATTGTGTGGTACCATAGAATCTATGGAGGCTTGTAAACATGGCTAGGAATGAAAAAAGCGATGCGGCAGCGATGAGTGCGGTTGAGGCGTTCTTTGATGAAGGACGTGATAAAGAAGCTGCGGCAGAGCTGGTTTCAGAGGCGCCGGTATATACGGAAGCCCAGCAGCAGGCGGACGAACTCGAACAAGAGGGTTTGGCTGATCCGACTGCTCCGGACGGTGAAGTATCGGCGTCTGAGACTCCGTCGGATACAGTAAACCAGTCTGGGTCAGATGCGGCGGTAAAAAAGGATGACGGGTTTGACCCGGACCTCCGTGCCGTTGCCAAAGACTTTGGCTGGTCGGATGAGAAAATCGATCGTCTCGTTGCGGCAGACCCGGAGTTGGCTCGCGAGACGTTTGAATCGTTTGCAGTTGCACTTGCGGAACAGTCCCGCCAGTATCTTGCGTCCGTCCCCGGCAATAACCAGCCTGCACCGGCGCAGAACGTGGCCGCTACTGTCCCGCCCGCCCCGACCTCAGTGCTCCCTCCCGAATTATCGGACGAAGCACTGAAGCGTTTCGCCGAGGAAAACGGCGAACACGCGGCTAACCTGCTGAAGGTGGTTCGTGACCAGTTTTTAGTCAAGCAACTGGTACTGGAAGAACGCCTGATGCGGGCTGAGCAGGCCGCAAGGGCGCAGGAGTTGCAGACCGTGGCGGCGGAAGCTAACACGGTGATCCGTGATCTGGCGTCCAAACACCCGACGCTGTACGGGAACGCCGACAATGTGAACGCATTGACGGTTGAACAGTACAATCGTCGGCAGGAGTTAGCAAGTTTGGCGGACCAGATTCGGGCCGGTGCACTGGCACAAGGACGGTCAATGTCCGTGTCACAGGCACTGAACCATGCCCACTACATCCTTGCCCGTGACGCGGTGAAGGCCGAAGCGCGGAAAGAGGTAGTGCAGGCGGTGCAGAAACGTGCGAAGCAGACCACTGCCCGCCCGACGGCGAGGGTTAACCCTGAAGCCCGTGGTGTGAAACGGTCTGAGGCGACCGCTATGGAAGCCTATTCGCGTCGGTTGGCTGAGTTGGGTATTGACTGACTCAGTGTATCAGAAAGTTTAACCCATAATCGGGGAGTAAGTCATGGCTGGTATTAGTAACAGTGACCTGATCGATCTGCAACGAACGACGTTGGAGAACCTGCCTGACCTTGACTTTGAAGTGGCTTTGGATTACCAAAACTACTTGATCGTCAATCAGTGGTTTAAAAACGAAAAGGTGCAGGCCGAATCCGGTACGAGCATTAAGCGTAATATCATTCTGGATGATTCGGGTACGGCTCAGCACGTTCGCCTCTATCAAAAGACGGCGATCGGCGTGGCCGATGTGCAGTCGCAGATCACGGCTCCGTGGGTTCAGGTCCAGTCGCATTATGCGATTGAACGCCGTGAAGCCCTGCGGAACCGGGCTCCGGCTCGATACATCGAGCTTCTTAAGAGCCGCCGGGTTGATGGTTTGGTGAGTTTGGCGAACCTGTTGGAACGGACTGGTTGGGGCACCCCAGCGTCTCCGTCCGACGACCTCAACCCCCGTGGACTGAGCTATTGGTTGAGCAAGGCGGTCCCGCCCGCTGGTGCCGGGTACAATGCGGCAATCGACTCCGTTGCCAACGGTGGCGGTTTCGTTGGTCGTCGTATCCGCTTCGGTGGCGGTATCGGTGCTGGCGGCACTGATGTGTTGACCGATAAAGGCGGGATTAATCCGACCGCAGAGTCGCGTTGGCGCAACTACGCGGACGTGTATGCGTCGGTGTCTACGTCGGATTTGGTCCGTAAGTTGCGTCGGGCTTTCCATGCTACTTCGTTCCAGTCACCCATGCTGGCAAAGGACTTGGAGAGCGGGCCAAAGTCGAACTTTAAGATTTACACCAATCTTTCGACGTTGACCCAACTGGAAGAACTGGTTCAGTCACAGAACGTGGGGAGCGAGAAGCTCGGTCCCGATCTGGCTGCCTTCCACGGTGTAACGGCGTTCCGCCGTGTTCCGCTGTTGTACGCCCCCGTATTGGATTCGGATACGTCCGATCCGGTATACGGCGTCAACCATGCTAAGTTCTTCCCCATTGTGCAGGAAGGCGATTGGCTCCGTGAAAGCGAACCTATGATGGACGTGGAAACCCATAACGTCATCGTTACGTTCATTGACGGAAGTTACCAGTACTTCTGCACGAACGTCCGTGAAGCCGGTTTTGTGATTCACAAGGCTCTGGCTGACTAGTCGGTGTCGAGTATGTAACCGGGGGCTGGGTTTCAGCCCCCCAATGAAGAAAGGAAACCTATGTCTCTACCTAACTACAATTCGGCCCCGTCGGACGTGAAGGTTGTTCGCCGATACTTCATCGGTACGACTGTCCTGCGTAACGGCCAAGTGCTTGGTTTGGACCACGACGCCCCAACGAACGGCGACCCCAAGCTCCGTCTTGGGTATGCGGTCGAAGCGTTGAACGCCAACAACGTGACCCGTTTTGCGGGCATTGTGACTCCGTCATCGGCAGGTCAGCAGGGCCCGTGCTATGTTGATCTGTATGTGCCCCATCCCGGCGACGTTGTACGCGCCGAGGTGAATGGGGTTACTGACGTAACTGCTGGTGCGGTCCTCGAACCGGATGCGACTTCGGGCGCACTGGTGGCAGGAACTGCGGCCTTGGGCGAAAACCTGTTCCGGGCGTTGGAAGCTCAGACGGCAGACGCTAACGTGGCAATCTTGGTTCAGAAGATTTAGCCTTTTCCCGGTGTAGCTCGGCGTAACTGCCGGGCTACGCTTTGTGCTGGCTCGGTCAGAAGGGCGTGTGGTGAAATATGCCCGCTCGTTACGAAGCGGTCCGTGACTCGTTGGTAGAAAAAGGGGTGCCTTTGTCGGATGCAAGGACGCGAGCAGCCAAGATTTATAACGCGACGCGAAAAGGTAATGAGCCAAGGCTGACGAAGAAGTATGATACGGCGACGCATACTCACCGTACCGTACCGCGTAAGTAACTGCCCGTCCGTGTAACCGGGCGGGATGCCTCCGGCCTGCGTCGTACGCGACGCAGGCTTTTTAGTAACGAATGAGGTGTTCGAATGGCTGACCCGACTCTGCGACTGACGTACTCCGCATTGCGTATTCGTGTGGCAGAGTATCTTGGCGTTGCACCGATTACCGGTGGTGTCGCTAGTTTGCCGACCGACTCGCACGACCTTGATCTGGTCGGTCGTCTGGTCAATGATGGATATCGACGTTTTTTAAGCGAGAATGACAAATGGAGCTTTTTGAATGTTCCACTTTCTGTCAGGTTTGTATCGCAATCCTCTGGCTCTATTACGTCAGCTTCGGCGACCACAGTGACTGTGGCATCCCTTGCCGGGTTGCTTCCCGACGACCATTTCAACGGCTGGAATATTAGCCTGTACGATACCGGGACTCGTATGTACTACGAACTGGACGTAGCCGATTACACGGGTGCGACCGGCGTGTTTACGTTTACAGCAGTCCCTTCGAGTATCGGGGCTGGGGATATTTTATACTACGCCGGGGCGCGTAATCCGGGGGGCATGGCATGGCGCTATTACTTGCCCGACGACTTTTACGGGCTGCTAAAGGCGCCTTTCACTTATGACGAAAACGGGCCACGAATTACCATCGAAGAAGTATCCGAACCCGAAATCCGGGAGTTTAGGGCCGGCGCACGTACTTCAGGTACTCCGACGTATGTCGCGTTCCGCCCGATTAATACGACGACGGCGTCCGATGGCCGTCGTTGGGAAGCATTGTTCTGGCCGGAACCGACCGGCGGCGAAGTAGTCACTGCGATCTACAAGCGTTTTCCACAGGCACTGGCCAATGCAACCGATGTCAGCGTCGCCGGTTTCCAACACGACCATGCGATCTTGGAGGCCGCGTTGGCGGAGGCCGAACGGTTGCGTAACGATCAGATCGGTATTCATGAGGCGGCTTATCAGGCCGCATTGGCACGGTCCAAGCGATTGGACGCTCGTGCGGCGCCGGCCCGTAACCGTCCCTACGGCGACGGGGATTCAACATGGGCATTCCGACGCCCGTCCAGTTACGCCCGACCGACCAGCTATGGGGGTACGCCGTTGGAGTAGTGTCAGGTACCGGAGGCACGATGGATGAGTTTATTTTTGCGTCGGATTTACACGGTAACGCGGCGGATATGGATGCAGTGGATGCGTTTCATAAAGCGGTATCGCTGATCGATCCGAAGAGGAAGGCGCGCCGTATTTTTGGCGGTGACCTATGGGACTTTCCGGCGCTCCGTGCCGCAGCGGATGCTGACGAGAAGCAGAAACGACTGAGCGAGGATTTCGAGGCCGGGGTCGAGTTTTTAGACCGTTACCGACCCCATGTGTTGTTGCTGGGAAACCACGATCAACGATTGTGGGATGCGGTGTGTCGGTATGGGGTTCGTAAGGCGGGCCCATTAGCCGAGCTGGCGGACTGTTATATCAAGCGGTTTACAGACGCCGTGTCAAAGTTGAAGGTACAACTATTGCCCTATGATCGGGTTGTGGGCGTGTATCGACTGGGTTCACTGCGATTTACGCACGGGTTTGGCGGGGGCAACCTGTTGACCAAGCATATGGCATGGTCATACGGCAACGTGGTGTTTGGGCATGGGCATCGTATCGAGGCGGTTCCGGTGGCTCGATCGGATGCGTCAGTGACCGGCTATCAGTGTGGGTGTTTGTGTCAGTTGTCGATGGAATATGCCCGCTCCCATTTAGGGGCATTCGCCCAACAGCACGGGTTTGCGTATGGATGGGCTAATGACCAGTTTCATCAGGTCGTTCAGGTTCCATTGAATGGCGTGTCATCTGTTTATCTGAATCGGAGGCCGCTGTAATGCCGACGTTCGTTGTACCAATGCCTTATAAAGGCGTACACCGTCTGTTACCGCGTTCTGAGCAACCGGCGGACACTTGTTGGGACGCGTTGAACGTGTTGCCTTTCGATCGGTACGGTCGGCGCCGGATCGCACAACGACCGGGTTCTGGCCGGTTGTTTGAAGACATTACGGGTCTGATTGCTGAAGGTGGTTCAACGACCACGATTGTCGATGTCGGTTTGGCCGATGCGGGGTACACGTCGGAGTCAATCTTTGGGACAGTGACGTTCACGTCCGGTCCGTTGAACGGGACAACTGCCCTGATTTCGTCATATTCCCCGGATACCGATACGATTACTCTGGCTCAGACGTTGTCAACCGCAGTCACTGCGGGTACGACGTACTCTATCTCGCGGACCCTCGGTCCGGCATCCCAATCAATCCGTGCCTTAAAACAAGTCAGCACTATCCCGTCATCACCGACCGTGACTGCCGATACGCTGGTATTCGGTGAAGATTTCTCGGCGTATCCGGACGGTACCTTGGTCCGGGATGTTGGCGGTGTCAGGGATGCACGGTTGCGGATGATCGCTCTTGATTCACCTCTTTCATGGGACACAGTGTGGGCATCTGATACACGGGCGAATCAAGGGTCAATTCAGTCCGGGGCTATCTATTGTAGTGGTTCTGGCGGCACATATTCCGCACTGGTGCCTTGGTCGGTTCGTACTGCCCCGGCGGTCGGCTCTACGTATCGTATTGAGATCTCGTTTACGGTGCGGACTAGTAGCGCTGAACCTAGCTATATCAGTGTGTTTACCCGAACGGCAAACGATCCGACGACGTCCCGCGCCAGTGTTAACGTTTACGCGGAGCGCAATACCGCTGGTGTGTGCTCAGTAAAGTTACGTGTGCTTAATTCGGGGGGTGGAACTGTCTCGACTCCGGGGTCCTTTACGTATGGGGGTACGAACTATCTAAGTACGGGGCGTCACACAATGGTAGTGACGGTTAATGGTAATCTGTACTCTGTATACGTAGACGATGTATTTTTGTTTTCAGCAACTGTAACCGATTATGCGACACAGTCCGGTGTCGGTTTTGGGTATACCTACTCAACCCTCTCAGACTCAACGGCGGCGAACGGGTATGTCACAAAGTTCATGGTATACACTGGTTCCCCATCGTCGGTATCCGCCGAGAATAAACTGCTGGCCGTGTCCGGCCGGTCGGTACATGTCGGCCGCCCACACGTCGGGATGCCGATCGCGGGGGGCGGATTAGACGTATTGTTGGGTACTTTCCGCCCTGAAGTCGCGCTGATCGATCGTGAAGCGTATATTGTCGATGGAAGTGCCCCGATCTATCGCGTCGATCTGGCGGCCAATACGATGCTGACGTATACCGCGTCGGCGGGTACTGCCCCAACCAACTGTACTTTGGCCGCCGCATGGCGTGGTCGGCTGGTGGTTGCTTCACCGACCGGTGCCCCACAAAACTTTTTCTTCGCTCGTGTTGGTAATCCGTTTGACTGGGACTATTCACAGACCGACCCTGCTGCGGCGTTTGCGGGCAATGTTGGTACGATTGGTAAGATCGGGGAGCCCATCACTGCCCTCATTCCGTTCACCAATGACGTGTTAGTCATTGGTACGACTCGTTCTATTTATGCCGTTAACGGCGACCCGGCGGACGGGGGTACGATCGATTTAATTACATCGAATACCGGAATCGTTGGGCCACGGGCGTGGGCTGTGGACCCGTCCGGCACGGTGTGGTTCGTAGGCGCCGGCGGTTTGTATCGCATGTCGCCAACACCCAATTCTTCGCCGGAAAACATGTCGTATTTGGTGTACCCGCAGTTCTTCTCGGCGATCAGTAGCCGTAGCCGGTACATCGATTTGCAATGGGACAATCAGCGTCATGGCCTATGGGTTTTTGCGACCCGTGTTTCGTCGGCGGACTCTATCCACTTGTTCTACGACGCCCGTAACGGTGGTTATTGGCCGATGCAATGGCCGATCAACCATGGACCGATGTCCGCGTTAGCGTACTATGGTGACGATCCAGACCGCCGGTACCTGTTGTTGGGGGGACGGAATGGGCGTATCTATGCTCAGTCTGACCGTACCCGACGGGATGAGGTTTCGACTCCGATTTCATGCCACGTCGAGATCGGTCCGATGCAACTGAATCCGAACGGGGATAGTACGATCCACCGGATCGATCTGGACATGGGTGAAGTTGCTCCGCCCGACGATTCAACAGTCTGGAATCTGGATTTGGATCTACTGGGCGGTAAAACGGCGTATGCGGTTACTGAGGGTACAGAGCGGTATCTGTATACATACCGGTTTGTCAATGACGGGCGAGGATTGACCCGTGTTGCACGAGTTCGTGGTGGTTGGCATACCATCAAGCTTCGCAATGCTGATGATGGTGATTATTTCTCACTCGAAAAAATGTCGGTTGATTGGACGCCGGCGGGACGGCAACGCTGATGCCTATTGATCGTAACCCAAACTCGCTGAAACGGTTCCAGCGCAATTGGCAGCGACTGCGGGACGGTGCTGGTACGGCGTTGATCAATGTAACACCGCCGATCAGTAACAGCGGTTCGTCACTGTCACTGATGTTGGACCCCAATGGCGGGTTAGAGACGGCATCGGGGGCACTGCGTATTCGCCGCCCTGCTACATCCGGACTTACTACGGACGCGACCGGCCTGTTTATCCAGCGGCTGACCAACTCCGGGCTGACGATGAATGCGTCGGGCATTGGTGTTGGGGCTGGGGCGGCCATCTCGGTATCAGGATCGACCGTGGCGGTCGCGCTGAACGCGACTAACCCCTGCTTGAATACGTCCGGCGGGTTGGCGGTGATTGCATCGACTACGGGCGGACTGCAAACCACATCGAGCGGTTTGTCGGTTCGATTGCCGACTAACTCCGGACTGTCAACCTCGTCATCCGGTCTGGCGGTTGGGGCTGGCAGTGCGATTTCGGTTTCGGGTTCAACGGTATCAGTACAGCTCAATGCAACGGACCCCTGTTTGTCTACGACCAGCGGACTGGCTGTAATCGTGACCTCAACAGGAGGGTTGCAACGGACTGCGAGCGGTCTTAGCGTACTATTGCCCGCTGACTCTGGATTACAAACGACTGCCAGCGGGTTGTCGGTCCTACTAAACCCAACCAGTCCGGCCCTGACGCTAACGGGGGGCCTGTCGTTGCAGCTCGACGGTGCGACGCTGTCTAAATCGTCATCGGGTGTACGGGTTGCGAACGGCGGTATTGGGGCCGCGCAATTGGGGGTATTGACGACTAAGGGCGATCTGCTAGGACATGATGGCACGACCCATGCCCGATTACCGGTCGGTACGAACGGGTATGTGTTGACTGCGGACTCGACGCAGACGTTAGGAGTAAAATGGGCGCCGGGAGGGGGCGGGGGCGGTGCTCCGGTTCGGGAGACCCCGTCCGGCACGGTTAACGGGAGTAATACGACGTTTACGTTGACTAGTGCCCCGTCACTACTGATGCTGTTTTTGAACGGGTTGTTGCAGAATCCCGGCGCGTCGAACGACTATACGCTGTCGGGGAGTACGATCACGTTTACGTCAGCGCCGGTTACTGGTGACGTATTAACGGCAGTGTATTGGGTGTAAGATGGCAGTAACGACGATCAAAACCCCGCAAATCCGTGACGCGGCAGTAACAACGGCCAAGATTGCCGATACCGCAGTCACGTTCGGTAAACTGTTGTTGGCGACCGATCCGTGCATTGAAGACGGCGGCAGTGGTGCGTCGAGGGTGAAGGTTGACGGTACGACGATTCAGCGGTCGGCGTCGGGTCTACTGGTACCGGATGGGGGCATTGGACTGGCAAAACTTGGCGGATTAACGACCAAGGGCGATCTGTTAGTACGTACTGCTTCCGCGAATACACGTCTTGCGGTTGGGAGCGATGGGTCACAGCTGGTGGCCGACTCTTCGGCGATCGAGGGGGTACGGTGGAGGCCGGTAACCCGGATCAACCGGCTTACAGCGTCGGCGATTGTCGCCAATACGACTGCAGAGACTTTTTTTGACACCAACCAGCAATACACGATCCCGGCAGATCGTTTGACGGCCGGGGAACGACTGACAATCCGGGCCGGGGGTCGTTACGGTCTGGACTCTGGATCAACCATTCAACTACGTCTATACGTCGGTTCGAATCTGGTTGTTGACACGGGGGGTCAGTCCCCATTAGCTTCCGCCAGTTTGAATCGTAACTGGATGTTGGAGGCCGAGATCGGTATTATCTCGACCGGGACCAGTGGTCAGTATTCTGGCGGTGGCGGGGCATATTTACCGACTAATCTGGTCTTGCCATTCACGTCAACGGTGGTTACAATTGATACTACTGTAACGCAGTTGATCCGTGTTAGCGTGACATTTTCTGGGGCTACCGCGACGAATCGAGCACAGATGTACTATTTGTTTGTTAGTATTTCATAGGAGGCAGTATGTTGGAGTATAGCGATTTTGATGCGGTGATTAAGAAAGTAAAGGCCCGTGAGGCTGAATACGAGTCCTTGTTGTTGGAGAAAGACCAACAGATTGCGATGTTGGAGGATAAGTTAAGGGCTCAGCAACCGGTTCAAACGGCGCCACATGAAGAGCGTCTGGAGAAGCCGTATACCGGGCCGGATGTGGTGATTGAAAACAAGGCGATCAGCTTAGAAGGGCAGTATTTGATCCGGCCCACAGCCCGCGACGGATTGCGCAGTGTCACGATCCGGAATACCACCATCTATAATGGACGGGGGATTTTGGAATACGCAGTCGGTGGTCCGGTTCATATCCTGTTAGAAAACGTTGTATTGGCTGATTTGCTACAGAACGCACAGGGAGTGCGTATCCGTGGTGTAATGACGCCGGAGTTGCGTAGCAAGGGGTGGAAGGTGGTTGCCCCGGCGGTCACCCGATACGGGATCTATCTTGAAACACGCGACTTCTCGGTTACGCCGCCGCCGATTAGCGACGACCCGTCTTTAGCATCGACGATTACGATCCGTAACTGCCAACTGGGCAGTCCGTTGTTTGAACATGTGATTAGGACATATGGGGCCGTCGATGTTACTATCGAGGATTCAATCATTTTTTCATGGCTGAACCCGGCGAAGGGGGACCAGATTAACGGCGGCCCGGCGTTGCGATTACATGGTACGGGGGCAACAATCCGTAATTCCCGTATCGGGTTTGCGTCGTCAATCGGGAGCGAAGGCCATTCCTATTCGACCAAGATTTCGCTAGAGAACGTGCAGTTCTATGGCAATGTGCGGTGGCCGAACAACCGGACTACGGTAAAATGGGAGAAGGTGACCCGTAACGGGAACGCAATATAGTGTTAATTTAGTAAAAATAGGTTGACTAGGCCCGTCTTTAAGGGTATAATGAGACTATGCCCGCAATCTCATCGACCCCTATCCTCGGTGGTAACTCCCTCATCAATGACGCAATTAAGGCGGCTGACGAGGCTAAACGTGCCAATGAGCAGCGGTATAAATCGCAGATCCGGACCCTTCAGTCCGGCGGACGGGCGGCTCTTGACGAGCTGCGTAATGCCGGTCTGTCGCGTCGGCAGGACTTACGGCGGGATCTGCAGCGTGCACAAGGGGGTACGTTGCAGTCGGCGATCAGTCGTGGGCTCAGTAACACGACGATTCTCGATGCCCTGCAACGGGGCAATCAGGAGACGTATAACCGGGGCATGAACGATCTCGCGTCACAGCTGGCCGCGCTGCGGACCAATCAGATCAATCGGAATACTGAGACTCTAGCCTCTGCAATCTATGCCCGTAACGACGTTGCCCCGAATCTATCGTCGATTGCCGAGGCTATTCGTCAGGCGGCTGCCAATCAGCCGGCGGGGGTGTCGGTGAATCCCCTTACGTCGATGATGGGTGTTGCATCGGGCAACCAATCGAGTTCCGGTATTTCCGGTGGCGCACCGGCGATCAGTAGCAGTTCCGGGGCATTTGGCTCGTCACCGTTTTCCAGCGGGGGTGGCGGCGGTAGTGGTGGTAACCCCAATGCGGCAGTAGGCGGCTATTTTGGTCCCTCTACGACGCCGGTGTCATTCGGCGGGTCAGCGACCCGGTATGATACACCGGCACCCTCGTCATCCACGACCGGTGGCTATCAATATGCCCCGTCTGGTACGATTATCATCAAGGACAACAAAACGGGCAAAGTGGTATCGAACCGCGATGATCTGGTATACGATCCTCGATCCAATATGGGATTAGGCGGATATATCACGCGGGCGCAATGGGAGAAGTATTACGGCAAGTCTTCTACCTCTAGCAAGTAAGGCGGTCAATGGCCATTACGATTGATTATACTCCCTATTCGATCCTGCAAGCAGCGCAGTTGGCAGGAACGGGGGAGGCATTGCGTCGTACCGAGGATGCGAATCTCAAACGCGCCCAGCTGATGCTGGAGCAACAAAGGGCGGTTGACGAGTCACAGGCACGGCGGATTCAAGCCGCATTGGAATACGACCGTCTGCGAGCGCAACAGGATGCGGCGGCTGCCGCGAGGGCACAGCAGCAGGCCCGTGATGAGGCGGAGTTGGCATTACGGCGCCAGTCATTAGAGCTACGTCGTGACCAACCGCCGGCTCGTGCTGCGACGCCAGAACGGGATGAGGAAGTATTGAGCTTGTTGGACCGGGTGTACCCCGATCCAACTGATCGGGACCGCGCTTTACTGGCCTATCGTGCGACGGGGCGTATCCCGGCTTCAAACCTTGCCCCGCCAAAAGATACGTCGGTTCAAGATCTGTCGCGTCAGTACGGGGTGTACGAACGTTATTTGAAATCCGCAGTGAATGCGTACGGTGAAGTGCAACCCGGCTACGATCCGGCCGAGGTGGAGCGGGTACGTCGCCTGCAATCGGAGCTGATCCGCCGTCTACAGGGTGATGACCGTGAAACGCCTTCGGCCCCCCGTCCAGCCCCGACCCCGGTGGTACCAGCCCCGGCAACACTATCGCCAGAGGCGGTGAGTGCGCTAACCGAATCAGCAAAGGTACTGCCCCTTGCCCCCCAACCGAATGCCCCCGCCCCGGACTATATCTTGATCTCAGCGCTACAGGTTGCGTCCCGTGTTTTGGGGCGCCCGGTATCCGACCCGGCGGTAAAAGACGGTGCCCGTTATCTGGTATCGCGTCGCCGCTGGTCCTATCAGTGATTGTGGAGGCGTAAATGGATCGTATTGACCAATTGGCCAATGGGATTGCCCCGGCCCCTGCGTCGGACGGGGGCAACCCGGCGTCCGGCAATGCCGACCGCATCGATCGCCTTGCGATGGCCATCGATGAGGCATCGCCGGGTATCGGGGCGACCGTACTACAGGAGACGGGCGGGGTCGCTAAAGAGCTGCTACAAACGGTGCCCCGTGCCCTGTCTCAGACGTTGACCGGTGCGGCCAGTACTTTCTATCGTGGGGTTGGGGCGGGGGCTGAGCTGTTAGGCGCTGATCCGACGCCATATATCCGTTCTGCACAAGCGTCTGATATTCTACGAGAAAAGGCTGAGGAGCTATTTGCCCCGTCTCAAGCGGCTCAGGAACGCCCCCTTGGCCCGGCGGGCATTGTGCGTAATGTGGGCCCGTCGATCGCACAGTCAGCGACGGCATTTATTAGTCCGGCATTGGCGTTGGGCCTGATCGGCACGACGACGGCCGGCAGCAGTGCGGCGGATTATGATCAGCTGTTACGGGAGAAGTACCCGGACCTGACGGAGGGGGAGCGTAACCGGGCTGCGATCGGCCTTGGTGTGGTGAATGCGGCGGCACAGACCGCGATCGAAAAGTTTGCCCCGTTTCAACGACTGGCACGAGGGCAGGGTCCGGCTTATGCCAAATCTCTGCTAGGTAAATTGGCGTGGGCAGCATCGACTGGTGCAGGGACCGAGGGCGCCCAGCAAGTGGTCGAAGAAGCACTAAAGGTCGGGCTCAACCCGGAATCAGATCAAGTCAAACAAGCAGTACAGTCGGTACTATTATCGGCGTATTATGGCGCGTTCGGTGAAGGCGCGGCGCCGTTGGTTCAGATCGGGGTGGAGCGGGCAACGGGACGTACTACGGCCCCCGGCTATGCCCCGATTGACGAACGACCGGGCAACTTGCCGGAGACTCTGACAACGGATGAACCAGCCGTAGCAGTACAACCGGAATCTCCAGCCCCCGAAACCGGCGCTGCGGTAGAAGACGTACTGCCATTACCAACCAATGTAGTGTCGGGCGTTGCTACGGCACAGGACCTACAACAATACGACGAGCTCCAGCAAGCGCTTACTCCGCCAACGCCGCCCCCGGCACTCGCGTCGTATACGCCGGTTGACCGATCCACTAAACAACCGCTGTCGTTCGCGTCGGACTACGAGAAAGCAAAATACATCGCTGAAAACCCGGCATACCGGGGGAAGAAGAAAGCGGCGATCAGTGAGTACGTCAAAAAGTACGAGCGACACTTGGCAGCGGTACGAGCGCTATCGACGCCGTCTACTGTGGCCGCTCCGTCGGCCCCATCAACCCCAGCAAGTACTGCCTCATCCTCGTCGGTCCCTAGTCGCCCCTTAGCGACGCCTAGTACCCCGTCTTCTGCGGTAGCCAGTACTTCATCCCCTACGGCGGTCAGCACTCCTTCTTCTACGGTTACCAACGTCTCGACCTCGACGGTAACCAACACCCCTTCTTCTACAGTGACCGGTGTTCCGTCCTCGACGGCAACCGGTACCCCGCCCTCTACAGTAACCAATACACCCTCATCTACGGCAACCAATGTACCGCCAGCGGCCGCAGGCACCCGTTCTCCATCAGTGGCTACCGACAATGCCCCGATCGCAACGGTATCAGGCAATCCACCAACCCCGCCGGTGTCAGGACAACGCCAGACCCAAGTACCCGATTCACTAGGCTCTCGTTTACAAGAGCGCTTCCAACGGAGTACCCAAGCGCTTAAAACCGGGGTACAAGACCTGCTGACAACCCGCTACACGACCGCCCCGGACCCGGTCCGAGTGGCGACGGCGCTCAACACGATTCGTAACGCCTATGCCCGTTCGTTGCGGTTAGGACAAGAACCGCGTACTGAAGAGCAGGCACGGGTTAAGGACGTGTTTGCGAGCCGGGGCATCCATATCGAGTACTTTGTCGGCTCGACTAATGTCGGGGCACGTACCTTCGGTTTTGTCATTAAAGACACTCCGGGCGTTATTTTCCTTAACGCTGATATTACGATGGACGCAAATACGCTGCGTGTCACGCTGCTGCACGAGTTTGCCCATCTGCTGGATAACTACTATCCGGAGTTCTGGACGCGGATCGAACAGGCCGCTCCACCAGAGGCGGTCGCACGGGCGCGTCGCGAAGCTAAAGAGGCTGTGAAGCCTTTGCGCCGGATTAGTGCGGTCCGCCCGGCACAGTGGTGGGATGAATATGAGGCTAATGAGGCACGGGCGATCCTGTTTGAGCATCTCGCGGAGAACCCCCGTGTCATTGAGGCGTTGGAAGGTCGAGAGCCAACGGTATGGGGCCGCATTAAGGAACTGTGGCAGCATTTCCTGCGGGTCTGGTCGGGGACCAATGACCCGCTAGTCGATGAAGCAGTACGCACTCTACGCCAGTTCGGGCGGCAGCCGATCCGGCTAACCCGCCCCAAACCCGCTAAACTACCCGTCCCTAACCCCGATGTACAACAGATTGCCCGTGACTATGCGTCACGCGCCCTCGGTAACTACGAACCAGACACGACGTACGTGTCAGTAGACCCCAAACGGGCGCGATTGATCGCCCAATGGTACGAGAATGCGGCGCATGACCCGTCGTCGCCACGGGTCCGTGCCTCTTACGCCGCGTTGATCAAAGAAACGGTTGCGCAATACAACGCAATCATCAAAGCCGGGTATAAGATCGAACCGTGGACGGGGGAAGGATCGGCCTATAAATCGTCGGCGGAAATGATGGCCGACGTGAAGAACAACCGGCATTTATACTACGATCCGACGGATCGGACCGGGTTTGGATCAACGGACGAGACCAACCATCCGATGATGGTTCCGGTAACGTTGGAAGACGGGAAGACGGTACTTGCCAATGATGTGTTCCGGGCGGTCCATGATTTCTTTGGACACGCCAAAGAGGGGTACGGCTTTGGACCTCGTGGTGAGGAGAATGCGTGGCGCCAGCACAGTCAAATGTACTCCGCCCTTGCCCGCCCGGCAATGACGGCAGAAACCCGTGGGCAGAACTCGTGGGTCAACTACGGGCCGTATGGAGAGCAGAACCGTAAAAACCCGGCCAAAACCGTCTATGCCCCGCAGAAAGCGGTCCTTGCCCCGGATTGGGTTGTCAATGACACGCTGTTGCAGGCTAAAGCGGAGTTAGCCACGTTCCCAAAAACCCCGTACGGGTATTGGGTCACCCCGGACGGACGGGTGGTGACTGTGCCCCCTGCCGGACATAACGATGTTGCCCATGATCTGGGACTGAAGAATACGCTAAACGCCATCGAACAGGGCGGTATCCGCGTCGTCGATGAGGGGGGCATTGTTGAGGTCGAAGTACTGGCTACGAACCACGATAAGTTGGAGCGGGTTCGACCGTTGGTACGCAACGCACTGGCGGACCGACGCGGGGTGTCGATCACTTTATTAGGCGAAGAACCGGTATTCATCCCCCCGGAAACCCGGCCCCAAACCGGTGCGATTATTTTCGACCAAGTGGTACGTGGTGAGTTTGAGCGGGCCCAAGAAGGGGCACGAACGTTGATAAACTTACAGTTCGCGACCGAAGCTCCGTTCCGTCCAGTACCATCCCTGACCCCGGCACAGCGACTGGTAGAGCCGGTGGTACAAGATACGGTGCCCGATCTGCCTCGCAACGTGATCCGTAACGCCCGTGAACAGATGTTGGGGCAGATGGCGGAAATTGGTGCTCGATCCCGCGACGTACTATACCGATTTGATCGGGCGATTCGTAGCGCCTACGGTGTGCCCTATAACAAGCTGCCGGAGCGGGAGCGGCTGAAACTCCGTATTGTACTTGATGGGGAGAAGGGCATCCGTCTGGAAGTGCCGGATGAAGTACGGAGTATCATCGGTGAGATGCGGGAGATGATCGACTCCTTATCCACCGAACTAGCGGAACAGCTGAAACTAACGTCTCCTGAACTGGCCGAAGTGATCGAGTCGCGGCGGGGGGTGTACGTTAACCGTAGTTATCGCATTTTTGAAGATGCGGAGAAGCAGATCGATGCGGTCATGTCTGGCAAAGGAGTGTATGCCACGATCCGTGCCGACTATGAACAGTGGGTGCGGGAACGGGCACAGGAGTCTGGCGTTGATTTGAGTCAGGCCGAAGTAGAAGGATTGATGCGCCGTATTCTGGAAGCGATTGTCGGTGAGGGCCGATTTGGTCCGGCACTGGCCGGGCTCGGTCTGGAAATCCCGGTCTCTGGTCGTCGGCCGATCGGTATTCTAAAGCCACGTAAAAAGGTGCCCTACGCCCTCCGTGCTGCTTTGGGTGAAAACCTCGATCCGGGCATCGTATTCCCGCTCACTACTGCAAAACAGATTGCGCTGGTCGCGGCAACGCAGTTCCAGAACGCAGTCGCTGACGCCGGGGCGGGCAAATGGCTGTTCCGTCAACCGACCGGCGTATTTACCCGCAAGATCGTGGCTGATGACCCTAATAACCCGTTAAACGGGTTCTATACGTCACCAGAGATTGCCCGACACTTTATCGAGTATCGTCAGGCTCCGGCTCTGCTCAACAGCGCACTGGTACGATGGTGGATGCGGGCTAACGCAGTTGCCCGATTATCGGTGACGGTTGGTAGTACTGCGGCCGCCGGGGCTAACTATATCGGTCAAGTTGGGTTTCTGCTGGCGACCGGTATTGTATCTCCCCGCCGACTGTTATCCGTATTCGTGCCGGGACGAGCGCAGGCGATGGCTGAAATCGAGTCGTTGCCCTTGGTACGTCGTGCATTGGAATCTCTGTTGGGCCGATTGGATGCGTCGCCGGCGGTCCGCGATCAGATTGCAGAATATACGCGCAACGGCCTGCTTAACGACAGCGTGTTCGGCCGTGATGTAGTGGAAGCCGCTCGTGAACTGAATCTCGACTCGATCGAGCTATTGTCCCCGTCTCTGCTAAAGAAATGGGCGCGTGTACCGTTACGGACGATGGTATCGGTATATAACCTGTCCGATACACGGGCTCGATTGTTGATCTACGAAGAGGCGAAGAAGGAATTGCAACGGGCCTATCCGGACTGGACTGTGGAACAGGTTGAGAAGGAAGCTGCGGACCGGGCTAAAAATACGTATATGTCACATATGCGGGCATGGAACTGGGCCAAGCAGATTGCCCGTGCCGGGTTTGTTGGCCCGTTCGCGGTGTTCTCGGCGGAGATGCTGCGAACACAGATCAATAATATGGTCTATGGATTGACCGATATGACAACCGGGTTCCGTCGGTGGTCTGCGGGTGAACAGGGGGGATACAGTCAACTGCTATGGGGTCTGCGTCGCTACACGGGTACTGTCGCTCTGATCGCCGGACTATCGAGTTTGAGCGGAGTAATGTCGCAGATGTTTGGCGACTTGGACGACGAGGACGAGAAAAAAGCTCGTAAGATGCTGCCGTGGTGGTTGAGATATGCGACCGGGTTCTTTGTCAAGGATGATGAGGGCACGTATCGTTTCATTAACCTCAGTCGTTACGTGCCGTTCCTGATGATCAGTGACATCAGCCGGGCGTTTTCTGACGGCGGGGCACTGGCCGGACTGAAGCAGGCAACGGTCCCGGTCGTTGGAGAACAACTATTCACGGCACGGGTGGTTGACGTGCTGCGTAATACCACGTCCGACGGACGACCGGTGTATAACCCGGCAGAAGCTGATGAAGTGAAGAAGGGCGAGGATATTGCCCGACACCTGTTAGCCCCCTTCGTACCTGACGTCGTACGACGCCCGCTAACCCGGATTATTCCGGCGCTACGAGGCGCTGAAGACGTACGTGGGCAGCCGCTCGATCCGGGCGACGAGATGCTTAAGGCGGCGGGTATCACGATTACAACGCTGGAACCGCTGTCCCGTATCGGGGCACAAGCAGTGGCACACCGGGTTCGCGTCCGTGACGCAACCATGATTTTTACTTCAGCCCTCCGGACGCTCAATACGCCGGATGAAGAGGACATTCTGGATGCGTACCGCCGGGCCGAAGAATCCCGGTTTAAGGTGTGGCAGGATACG